CTTCTAGTGCTTTATGAATTGCCTCAGCAGGAACTAATTCATCTCCACGACCAAATCTGAGCGCCCCATAACCAAAAGCGTTTTTGTTGCCGTCTTGAGGAAGAACTGCTTGCTCTAAAGCCTCGATAAGTTCTGATGGCTCAAATCTTTGTGCCAACTCAACAGGGTCGTCAGTAAAATCTGGGCTATCTTCATCTTGACGACCTTCTGGGTCGTAATCTCTTCCCTGAAAAATTTTGAAAGCACCATCTGGATAATTAAACTCAAACTTAGAAGGCTTTTTTGTTTCTCGTTGTTCTTGCTCTGGCTTAAATTCTGGTTGATTCTCTGCTACTTTTTCATAATCATCAATAGCGTCAAGAATATCTGCCCAACCCTTGCCCTCAACTGCTCCGCTTTCGCCATTGTTTGCTTTGAAGTTGCGTGCTTCGTCTATTTCTACAACCCAGTTTTCATTTATCCAAGCATTGTCAACTTTTTGCCAACCATTTGGAGCCTCGAATGATTCTAACTCTGATTCGTCAATTACATCGTCAAACATTGAAACATTTTTTACAGGATTAGGAGAAAATCCATCTTTACTTTGTCCAGGAAGAACAGCCTTTATGTATTCTCCCTTTTCTGGCTTTACAGCAACAATTCTTCCATCTGCTAATTCAATTTGAACTCTTCCATCTGGAAGGTCCATCAAAACTCTTCCAGTAAGACTAAATACTCCACCTGCTCTTTTTACAAGAGCACGCAGGCCTCCACCTTGATAAGCAAATCGTCCCAAACGGTCACGGCGCTGTAGTTGAGCACGAAGAGAACGTGCCATTGGAGAGTTTCCATCGCCAAATGCGGCTAGAAGCGCTTCTGTTGGAATCAAACCGCTTGGCATTCCTGAAAGAATAGAGGTGTAATAAGTGTGCTCTACAGAACCAACTTCAGAAGAGAAAGCGGAAGCAAGAATAATTCGTGCTCGTTCATCTGTAATGCGTGGGTCATCAGCAAACCATTGCGATTGAGCATTTCTCAATGCGGAAGCAGTAAGTGTGTGTTGACGAGTAGAGCGAGGATGTGAGATAGGAAGAAGGTCTGTATTGCTAAGAGTAAGTGTGTTTACCTTATTGCTTTGAGCAAGGTTAATGTAGGTTGATAACTCTTTGATAGCCATATGCTCACGAAGAGAGAACGGCAAGTTACGAGTTTTTTGTAGAGAACGAAGGACAACAGTAAAAGCAGAACGCTTAGTAATTCTTCTAGATACAGAAGTATTTTGATTTACTTCTTCAAGGATACTAAGAACTGAATCACGCAAACGCATTGCTTGTTTAGTCGCATTGGCGCGACGACCCTGCTCAGCGATAGCGTAACTTAGACGGCGAACTCTGCTCATTGCTCTTCCTCTTCAAGTTCTGGAAGTAAATCCGCATCCAAACTGTCATACCCTAGCGATGCTAGAAGTGCTGCCCTTTTGAATGGGTCTTCCCCGTTTCTAACTCCACGAAGCCAAGCAGCACGGATAGCGTGCTCTGCTTCATAACCAAATCCAGAGTATTCTGCCATAGCAAGGATAGCGTCTTCTGGATATTCGTAATCTTCTTTATCTTTTAGTTCTACAGAAAGTTCTTTTTCTACCATGTATTCTTCAATTTCATCTGTAAGATTTTTATACTCAGGCTTTACTGAAACAACTCCTTCTGGAATTACAGCAAATCTACACTTACCTTCTGCCTCAACTTCGAGAGAAATAATCTGACACTTGTTTGGTCCTTGAAAAAAGATGCAGTTACTACACTTGACACCAATATCTTTGACTTCGTTTTCTAAAGCAGGTGTGTAGCCAGCCCAAACGCCGCTACCATCTTGGTCAAATGGACCATGCTTTTGGGTAATTGCAATAAGCGCTTCTGCTAAATCTCGCTCTTCTGGAACTAAGCCAGATGCAGTAATAGATGCTGATTTCTTTGTAGAACGTGCGTGGTTCGATGGAAGTAAATCATTATCTGCTTTATACGCAGAGTTAGAAGGCTTACCACTTTTTACTAGACGCAAGAAAGCATTGACGCGGCCCATTGCCCATTGGTTGCGAGTCATTCCTGGACGATGTGATACAGAATAAGCACCAGCACCACGACGATACACAGCCTTGAGCGTACCTAAAGTTATTTTCTTAGAAGATTTTTCATTGTGCTGTTTTACTTTTTCTTTCAAAGACTTTTCTACAGCAGCAGAGAACTTTACTTTGCGAGCAGACTTTCCTGTAGCAGCAGAGCCTTTAGGATTTTTCTTAGAACCTTTGATTCTGTCTTTTTTAGGTGCTGGAGTTTGAGCAATTTTTCTAGCAGCAGCAAACTCTTCTGCATCTATTGACGCATCTTTTGGAACGCAGTTGGGAACTTTCTTTCCGTTCTTATCTTTCCAGCCAACTTGAACATAACCTTCCCAGCAAGGCCCTTTAGATGCTAGAACTGTTTCTTCGTTTACTAGGTCAATAGATTCTGTAGACATTATTGCTCTTGACCTTCTGCTGGAGGAGTTGTTGGGACTCCAGATGCTGCATCTTGAATCATCTGCATCTGCTCAGGAGTGAGGCTAGTAGCAGAGTCTTCCATTGATTGCTGTCTAACTTGATTCATAACTTCTGGAGCAAAGGCTGCCAAGAATGTTTCTGTAAGTTCTGGAGTGATAACTCCTTTTTCTTGAAGCATTCGCAACGCAAATTCATTTGCCGTAGGAGCATCTGCCTCAGAGAAGCCGTGAGCACGACGCCAAGCCTGTTGATTGATGACTCCTCGGTCATAACCAGCATCAGCATCCATAGCACGGTCATTGCGTGTTGAAACTGCTGATGGGTCATACCAAACAACAATCTTTTCTACTTCTGCTTGGTTGTAGCCTTGAGCAATAAGATATGGTCGAAGATAAACAATAGTTAGAGCATCAGCAATGAGCAACATCAATGGTTCAATATGTGCTTTGTATAGTGCTTCATCAATTTGAAGTGCGTTTGAATACTTTACATTTGCTAAACCTGTAACAACATCCTTTGGAACATCAAGTCCCTGAAGGATTCTCTCTAGAACTCGGTCTGAACGCTCAGCGAGCGCTGGGTCAAATGAACGCTCGAACTTGAATTGCTTAATTCTGTCGCCAAGTTCTGCTGGACCACGAATGATAAGTGGAACAACTGCTGATGCTGACTCCTCATCACGAATTGGAGTTGTCATAGCATCAATAAGTTGCTCTTCAAACTCATCCTCTGCTTCTTCAGCAACAAACTGTGGATTTAGTTCATTGTTTGCATCGTATGGATAGTCTGGGTCTCCTTGAGCAGCAACAGAAAGACCATCTGGCAAATAAAGAGCACCCGCATTGAGACGAGAGCGTGCTGTAGCACGGAATGTTCTATTAAGGAGAAGAAGTTCGGCGCAAAGGTCCAACAAACCGCGTAGTGATGAATCTGCTTCATCTGAAAAACGTGGGTGTGAACGCCAGATACGACCAACAAATGCTTTGTTGTTTAGTTTCTTTACTCCAGCAACATTTTGTCCACCAGTTTGTTCGCGCCGTGAAATTACGTTGTATCCACCACGAACATCTGTTGTTACTTCATCAACAGAACGAATGTCCCAGGACTCTGGAATTCCATGTCCTATCATTTCTGGCATTTGAACTAAATAGCATTCACCAGCAACAGAAAGATTTAGCGCAGCATCACGAAGAAGACCTGCTTGTCCGCCATAAGCAGAGTTAAGTCTGTTGAGAGCACGCTCTGCTGCTGCCGCAAGACGTGGGTCAATGTTTGAAGAGTCTCTTACTGATGCTGGAGACTCTGAAGGATTATCAACAATCGCTGCATAAATGCGAATGCGTGAAACAACAGAAGCAACAAGATTGAAAGCGTATTTAATTTCACCAATTGCGTCGTAATACTCCCAGGCTTCTGTCTGCCATGCTGACGATGCAGCAGAACGACGATTCTTAAACTGTTCGAACTCTCCCTTATCATTTATTTTGAGTTGAACTGCCGCTGCTGTAAGAGTTCTTGGTGTTGAATATGCTGCGGACTTTGCTGGATTAGAAAGAAAAATTGATGCTGGTCCAGTAATGGTTGGTGTAGACGCAACTACTTGAGTAGAACGACTGCTTCTGCGTGACTGAGCCTTTTTTCTGGTCGCCTGAGGTGTAGATGGCTGTTTTGGCTCTGGTGATTCACCACCATCGCGAGAGAATACTCCCACTGACTTACTCCTTGTCTTTTTCACGGAATACGAATCAATCTTTGCTTTCGTATGCGGCTAGAAGACCCGCTATGGCTGATAGTGCAAGCACTATACAAACATAGAGAGTTATCGTAGGCATAATGATACGCGATATAACAAGTAGTGATGCTGTCCAAACGCTCATACACCACATACAGGTAAACAGGTAGCCAAATTTATTAGTCTCTGGCGGGAACTTACGCCATAGACGGTTTCTAAGACCAGACAAGAGTTCATCTTGAACTACAAATCTAGTCAGACGGAATGTAGCCAACCCCAAAATCACTAAAGTAACTAAATCAATCATTCCACAATGCTCCCATACGGCTGCCACGAGCGCAGACGCGACCCGCAACCGCAGTTGTCGTCTTTTCTAAAAATAAGGGTCTTTCCCTCGATTGTCTGAACTATGTGGTGTTTTCCCTCTTTTTTGTGGGAAACATATTTTTCTTGGAAAACAAGTTTTGGACCTTCTGGCGAGTCCAACCCAATCATTATTCGGTCATTGACAACAACTATTCGGCATCTATCGAGCCTTCTTGTTCCTTC